GGATACGCCGACCCAGGGTGGCACGGTAGTGCGCTGACGCTTGAGCTGAAGAATGCACGCCAGTTGCAGCCGCTGCCGGTGTACCCAGGGCTCAAGATTGGTCAGATGGTCTTTTTCCGCATGAGCCAACGCCCTGCATTGAGCTATGCGTTGACCGGCCACTACAACAACGACAAGCTAGTGGCCGCCAGCAAGCAGTTCATTGGCCGCAGCCAGATGCCACGGTTCAACGCTGCATGAACGCATTGCCTCGCCAACCAACCACTTAATCTGCGACCGCTGGCTGGCTTCTTGCTCAGCCAGCAGCAGTGCATATTCCAGCAATCCGTTCCAGTCGCCGCGTTCATGCAGCTCCCGCAACACCTGCGCGTTGGCAGCACCGTGGAACTGTGCTTCTATTGTGTGAACCAATGGTCTCATCATGGCTGATTATGTCAAGGACTACCTAAACAGTATCGCTAAATATCCACTCTTAACACCGCAGCAAGAGATACAACTCGGCAGACGTGTGCAGCGGTGGCGTGAGCTGAAGCAGCTAGACCGTGCGCTGACGACTGGCGAACGCCGCGAGCTGCGCAGCGGTGACCGCGCCCGGCAGCGGTTTATCCAGTCCAACCTGCAGCTTGTGGTCCATGTCGCACGCAAATACGACAAGCGCAGCCACAAGACGCTTGAGTTTATCGACCTGATCCAAGAGGGCAATATCGGCCTGTCGCGTGCGGTTGACCTGTTCGACCCAAGCAGAGGCTACAAGTTCTCGACCTACGCCTATTGGTGGATCCGCCAGGCTATTACACGAGCGCTGGTGACCTACGACCCAGTTATCAAGCTGCCGGTCAGCGTCCATGAGATGCTGTTTAAGGTTGGCCGTGTCGCGCAGCAATTAGGCCATGAGCTAGGTCGCACGCCGTCGATGACTGAAATTGCAGACCAGATCAGCGTTGGCGTTGAAGATTTGTCCATGCTGCTAAAGCAGTCTTACCGCGTCACCAGCCTTGATGCGCATATTGCAGACACTGAAAGCAATGTGATTGTTGACATGATCGCTGACCCTGCATTCACAAAAGAAGAAACAAGGCAAGAAATACAGGAGATGATGGAATACTTTAACAAATACCTTGATGACATTACGCAGCAAGTATTGCGCGCGCGGCTTATCAGTAAACCTATCACCTGGGCAGAGCTGGAGCGGGATCTTAACATCAGCAAAAGCAAATTGCAGGACCTTGAGCGCCGTGGCATCAAGCGGCTGCGTATGCTAATGAGCAACCCGTTGACAGGTACACCCCTTGGAACCGACGATAGAAAAACACAACGATAAATGGCGCGTTTGTTATAACGGAATGTGCAGAGACCACGCGCAAGATTGGCAAGCAATGGTCTTTTATCACCAGATGCTTAATCAATCAACCAGTCCTGAATCTTTAGCACGCGGTCAACGGTCCATGAATCTTGACGGCTGAACCATTCGCGCCATTCTTCGCTGCCTTTGCGACGGTTGCAATTACGGCACGCCGGTACAAGATTGCTGGCAACTGTAGCGCCACCTTTATGGCGTGGCTTTACATGGTCCAGCGTGTCAGCCGGTACGCCGCAGTACGCGCATTGATGGCCCCATGCCTCGAATATCTGTTTTCTGAATAAATGCTTTGCATTGCGTTTCGGGATAAGGTTTGAGCCATCAATCAGATGATCCACGAAGCTCGGGGATAGGTAGCACCTGGACGGACAAGCCCAGGATGTGATCGTTGGACGGCGCTAGCTCAGTGAGCCGCGCCACGAAGTCATCTGATACCGCTTCCGGGTCGTCGTTGTCTGATTCGACAACAATGGTGTATTCCACCTCTAGGACGTACTGCCTCATACCGTTGGCTCGCAGGTGATGTCAACGCCGCCGCGATCCCGTGGCCGCAGCGTCATCCAGATGCCACCGAGCGATTTAGGCATCACGATGCGCTCAATAGCCCAGCCGCCTGTAGCGCCGAACTCTTGTTTGTAGGTGCCGGTCTGCAAGTGCCAGCGTTGCTCGATCCATGCCTTGCCGTTTTCTGCGATGCGGTAGCACGGGTGCGCCACGATGCTGCGTTCATGGTTGTGGCCGTTGATCATGATGTCAGCGTCAGGCGCAATCTGCGCATACCGCCCACCGCCCATGGTGCCTTTGGTGATGATGCCGCCCCATGCGCCATGGTGAAAGAACAACGTGCAGCGCCGCACCCTGCCGGTCGGTTGGTAAAACACAAACCGCACAAAGCCTTGATAGCCCATGTGCTCAGTGACCGCGCCATCGTTGCGCATGAGCCGGACCACATTCTCTAGCGGGTCGATCTCTTGGTTGTTGAGGACAGCGGTCTCGTGGTTGCCGTCGCCCATCATTAAAATCATGTCGCCGTAAGGCTTCAGCAGGTCTGCAGACTCGCGGAACACCAGATCAAAGTAATTGCCGCCGAGGTGCTCGGGTCTGATGTCGCCTTTACTGCCGCGTCTGTCTTTTTTGCCCTGCATAAGGCACATGACATCGCCAAACATCAACGCCCGACCGCCGCGCTGCTTGCACTCGTCTAGGTGCTGCAGCAGCAACTTACGGTCACATTTCGGGTTATCGAGGTGGATGTCTGATGCAAGCAGGAAGGTTGCAGAGTCCTGCCTGCTCTGATACGGTATCCGTACCTCTAGCAGCTCTGGCGACAGCCGCGTCGTGGTAATCGCCATGCCGTGGTATCGGCTTACACCAGGAGTCTAATAAGGCCAGGTGAGACGCGGCTTGCCTTGGCGTATCCCAAGATGCACGAAGCCTTTAGGCGCGCCTAGGCCGGTGCTGTATGGCCAATGCTTGACGCACCAGTCCTGCACCGCGTAGATGTCAGCGCCTGCGATGTAGAAGTCCACCGCGCCGACACCGGGCGCGTTATAGAGGTGCTCTGACTGGCTCGCACCACCAACGCTGCGGTTGATAGCTGACGGTCGATACCCGCTGGTGATGACCACCGGCTTACCACCGAACGCACCACGCGCACGCTCAAGGAATGCTGCCAGCTCTGCGGCTGTATCAACCTGGTGCTGGTGATCAAAGCGCCGCGCCTCCTGATCCAACGCAAACTCGCCCAACCGTATGTGCGGCGTAATGTGCGCTGAGAACGGGCTGCTAGGGCTCAGCTTGGCAGTTTGTGACTCAATACCCCATAGCCTGCCTTCCGCTTGCCTGCGGCGCAGCAGGCCAGCCTCTACGGCCGTTCCGGGGTTGCGGTACAGCAGCATGGCCTCAGGCACCTGCGCCCATTCTTTTGCCTTAAGGCGTTTGCTGATGGTCTCAAAGCCAGCAGCACCGTAGAAGCCTGAGCCAAGGTTGTAAGCAAAGCTAATCAGCGCGCATTGCTTGTCGCCGCTCATTGCGTTCCAGTACGGCACCGTGCTGCGCAGTTTGCTAGCGATGCGCTCGATCTCTAGGTCTAGCAGCCGGTTGGCGTCGATCACGCTGATCTTGTCGCCGCGCTGCACTTGGCGGCCGTCGCTGTATCTAGTGGTGCCATAGCCTATGGTCCATGGCTCGCCGCCGCTAAGCGGATCGGGGTAAGCCGACAGGTGGCAGCCTTCAAACTCGCGGATGAGCTGCGCAGCTGCGCCATAGTTGTGCAGCTTCCCGCCTTGCTGCCATGCCTTGTACCACGCCTGATCTTTATTAAACAATTCCGGCGCAGCCTTTAACAGCTCCGCTTCGAGTTCAACGATGGCCGCCATCTGATGCGGCGTGCCGTGTTTGTAGTACCGAAACAGGTCGGTCAGCTTGATTGGTTCCTTAGCCACGCTTAGGGAACATCAGACGCAGTGCCTGCAGCAGCAGTTGGATCCAGCTATTCGACTTAAGCGGGGTCAGCGCGATAACCTCGCTACCAGCGGCGAGGATGATGGCGATGACGGCGACGGTTTGCGCGTCCATGGTCAATGGTGTGGGCGTGCCTCAAGCATAGTGACGCGCTGCTCAACGCCGTTAAGACGTGAGAAAGTCTCCTTGCGGTCTTCTTTGATGTCGTTGTGTAGCACCTCGAGCTGAGTGGCGATATGCTCGACGGCGGCGGTGAGCCTGATCACGGCGTCACGCGCTTCATCGTTGCGCTTGCTGAAGCCCATCGCGCCCATCGCAGCCACGCTGATGGAAGCCCCAGCAACAGCAGCGATCAGCTCAATCATGCGCTCATGCTAAACCCGCTGCTGGTGCTATTGGCCGCAAACGACACGGTGTCGTCTGCCACCGGCTGCGGTGCGTAAGGATCAGCAGGCCACGCGGGGTAATCAGGCCCAGTGATGTAGGCGGTTAGTTCGTCGGTGTCGGCGGTGTCGCGGATGGCGGTCACCTTCACACCAGTAGCCAGCCTGATGTCCTCGCGCCAAGTCTTGAGCACTGGGTCGGCGACCTTGCCGTTGTCGGCCTCGCGGATGATGATCCAGTCCGTAGGGGCCAGCAGGGTGTTAGCGGTGGTGCGCGTCTGTGCCACCCACTGCTCGACCAGCTGGGTGTGGTCTTTGGGCAGACCAGGCCCCCAGTAGAACCGCTGATCGTATGGCGCCGGGTCGGGCACCTCCGTGATGCCTGCCTCGGCACGCTCCTCAGGGCTGGCCAGCCTGAGCCAGTTGGACGGATGCTGGATGCCGTTGACGTCGGTAAACGCAACGTCTGGGCTGAGGGGTTTGCCGTCGAGAAGAAACACAGTGGTTCAGGCGTCTAGTAGTTGACACCGCTGGAAGGCTTCTGTCACTCTAGCCTCCCACGCAATCACGGCACCATGACCGACGAAGAGATCCAAGAAATTATGTACATGCACGCAAACTGCTTCACCAATTACATCTGCTTCAGCGATCAGGGCGTGCTCGACTTTGCCCGTGCCGTGCTGGACCAGGCTGGATACAAAACACCAGAGCCGCAACCAGAGCCTGTAGGTGCCAGTTATGCCGACGCTATGTGGCGCTTTTCAGAAAGCGTGGACAAGCTGCAGGGGAAGTTGGAATGACTACTGGGCTTCAAGTTCGGTGGCGATGGCGAGGAGTTTGTAGCGGATGCGCATCCACTGATCATGGCGTGCATCGTCATGCGCATCGCCTACCGGGTTGGCGTGTTCCGGCACCACCTCATCAGCAGCAGCTCGCAGGGCGGCGGCAATCTGGCGGCTACGGGTGGCGTAATAATTGCCAGCGTCTACTGGGCTATCCATAAACGCATCCAACACCTG